TCGTACTGAGAGGTAAGTGGGATACAGCGTGAAAGAAACAGAGTTGTTCTTATGGCTTAAGACAGAAATGCCTGACCTTGAACACTCCCCTAACGAGTTTGATGGCTTTGATTGTGTAACACAACAGCACGGAATGTTTATTGAATTGAAGTCCCGTAATACTCATTACGATACTCTTCTACTTGAAAGGAAGAAGTATGATTTTCTTACAGCAACTGCTTCTGCTTTGGGACTGCGTCCTTATTACATTAATTCAACTCCTGATGGGGTGTGGCGTTTCCCTTTAGATGAATTAACTGACATTGCGTGGGAAGAGAAGTGGTTGCCAGTTACCACTGAGTTCGCAAACAAGTCTAAGATAATGAAAGAGGTTACGTTTCTTCATATCAATACAGGGGTGAAGATAAAGTGATTGAATGGGAACGCATTGAGCGTTGGCAATACATCGTTGATTCAGTATCTACTGAGTACCATAATAAGTTTGACATTGATACCGCTGACATAAGACAATCTTTATATCAGTGGTTCGTTGAGCATCCCAATAAACTAGATACGTGGGAAGCAATCGGTGAGAAGGATGCAAAGAATTTAATCTATCGCTCTCTTCGCAACCAAGCATTAGATTACTGCCAACACTGGAAGGCTAAGAGCGGTGGCTATGAAACATCTGACTTGTTCTTTTATGAAGCAGATATGGTTGAGGCTTTGTTGCCCTCTGTCTTAAGAGGTGAAATAAATCTAAGTCAGAAGTTAGACCTTGCTGGTGGTGGAAGACCAACTGCTCCATCTGAAGGTGGAAACCTTATGGCTATGATGATAGAGATTGACGCTGGCTATTGGAAACTACATAAGGATGATAGGAAGTTATTATTCCTACGCTATGCAGAGTCAATGGACTTTGGTGACATTGCAGGTGAAATGAAACTTGGGTCTGAAGACACAGCGCGTATGCGTCACAAGCGTGCCATTCGCAAACTTATTAACAAGATAGGTGGATTCAAACCTTATCGTGATGATGATTTAGAACAAGCAGAATATAATCAGTAAGGCGAAACCCAATCGCCCGAATGATATAACCTTTGATGCAATCTCACTCAGCATCAGGTAAGTCCGCCTCTGCTGGGTCTACCCATAAGTCTTCAGGGTAATCATTGTCTAAAGATATTCTGTAAAGTTCTTCAATCTCTTTGCCACTTGCTATGAAGTGAAGCGGACTCTCGTCCTTTGTGTGGCACGCACTGCATCCACCATTACCGCATTCGCACATCTTATCCTCCTGTTGAATAGAAGCCAGTGCCTTTGAATTGTACACCGACTGTGTTATAGATACGACTTGACTTGTTACCGCAGACACACTCAACCTCATCATCCCTGTCTTCTACATTACGACTTAAGACAACCTTAGCCATACACTTATTACATCTGTACTCATAAGTAGGCATTACTCATCCTTCCAATCTATCTCCGTAGGTGCAGTTGCTATCGCACCGCACTCCTTGCACTCCTGTTGTAGGTCATACCAACCAACAGTTCTATCATCTTCATCCCACATTACAGTCACAATCCACATCTTGCAACCACAGACACAGGTGAATAGAGGTTTACCTCTAAGGTCTAACATCAGTACCAGTTATGTCTTAAGTGGTGACGCCAAGCACGGCAAGGTGTTTCGTATCTGTGCTCTATGTACTTGTATGCGTGCAATATCTGTATTGCTGGGTCAGAGGACTTCTCCTTTAATACCTGTCCAATACCATAGGCAGTACTGCCCTGTTGGTTCTTGGCTAGATGGTCAAAGCGACTCTCTTTAGTGAAGAGTTTATAAGCACACTTGCGTTGCTCTAAGTTCCAACCCCACCCTGCACTAGCAAAGCGCATAGCCATAATCTTATTGGCTTTCTTCTGTGCCATCGTAGCCTTGGTTTGGATTGGGTGCTTCTGATGGTGCTTAGTAACCTTCACCTCAACATCAACTGCCTTGTTGATAGGGAAAGAGATAGATAAAATTACTAGCACGGATACCGCTATGACTTTTAGTTTCATACCTTAAGTCTACCAATAACCCGCCTTACCGCCGTTCTATGACGCTCTTCAGACTCTAATCTTCTGCTCCCGACACGCCCACTTTTCAGGGTATACCGTTCTGAGTTCAGTAATCCGCCCCAAATACTGCCACTGCCACCGTTGTATACGATGTTCTCATCTTCCATTCCTTGCTCTAAACATTGAGTGCGGACTGGACATTCGTGACATACTTCTATGGCTTGAATACTTCTTAAGACTTGAAGTTGTTGTTCATCTTGGAACATTGAGTTCTCGTAGTGCCAGATGTCTGGGTCAGGATGTCGTTGGCATAGTGCTTCATTGTGCCAATCTCTTATGATGTAATCACCCATTGCTTACCGACTTAAGACGGCGTACTTCTAGCACTGCTTCGGCTTGTGAATAGTGGATGTCTTCGTAAGATACTTCGCTTCTACCTTCGTGCTCATACAGCCATTCATCTTGGTGTTCAGGTGTCATAGCATTCCAAATGTGTGGTAGTTCTACGCCCTCTGGTAGCCAGACATTAACAACTCGCACACCTTCAACCTTATAACTTATCTGAAATTGTTTATTCATTATCCCATTCCGTCTCGCTAAAGTTTTTGTATAAACATTGAGGGCATTCCCACTCCGCCCAAATGCGGGTAACAAAACCGTCATTGTCTCGTTGTGCTGGAACCTCTGCACTCCAATCACAATCATCGTTACCGCAATCAAACTCATAGACATCATCTTGAATGTCTGAATAAGAGAACGGGTCTCCGCCCATCCACATCGGCTCGCTCATTAGTCGCTCACCTTTGTGCTAGAGATTAACCGTGTCCCATTAAAGTACTTAAATAGTGACGGGTCTATCTCGCTGATAACTTCTGTGACTACTATGTATCTACATTTTTCTTTCTGACTTAAGTCAATAGAAGTTATCTTGCGTGCTAGTTCTTCAATCTCTGATAGTAAATCTTTAGCCATTACTTTCTCCTGTCTTGATTAGTGTTCCTCCGTACAATCTTGTACGAATTAGTTCTGCTGTTGAATCATAGGACTGTGCTGCGTTTCCGTCAACCCCTTCAGTCCATACAATTTTGCGGTGGTCGTAGCGAATGGTCGCTCCCTCACCATACAAATCCATCAGTAAACTTGCGCCCTCTGTGTGTTTAGTGCTAGCGACATACTCGCCCTCTGCTGTGTAGATTTTCCATTGTGGACTACGCATTCTTCTCTCCTATCTTATGTCTTAAGTCTTTGTATTCTTCCCACGCACAATCAAGGCACCCCCATTCGGGATTAGCCATTACCCACCCACACTTCTTACATACTGCACTCATTAATTGCTCTCCTTTGTTGGGTTAGGTAGTTCTCCAGCCATCACAAGCACCGCTTCAAGGTGGTCAAGTGCTTGCTGTTTACGTTTGTAATTTGTTCCTAGCATTTGGTTTGCTTTCTTTAGGGTGCTTGCTTTTGCTGTCATCTTCATACCTGTTTTTATTTCAAGTCTTAAGTATGAAACAACACTGTGAAGAATGAACAAGTCCATCGCTTCTCTTCCTCCTGCGCTTCGGAAGTTTCCTTCCTCGTCATAAGAGAATCCTTGGCGTCCTTTAGTTACTGCATCTAGTGTTTCTGTAGGTAACATCTTTATTCTCCTGTCTTAAGTATTAAGTCTTTTAAGAATGCTCGTGCTTCTCTGTACCCCAGTACATCTTCAATGTGCTGGTCTCCTTGCTCTGTGCATCTACCGATTGAGTAGCGCATCTTTGGAATACCATCTGAGTACTCGCCGTACATATAAAACTTTCCGTCTTTTGTTTCGCGTCTCATTTCATTCTCCTGTTCTTGTTGGTAGTTGTACTATTGCACACTCATATTGCTGTGTCAAGTACATTTGTTTGTGATGTCTGTCATAAGTCTTAAGACTTGAAGTGTCCGCACTCATTCAGTGGTTGCAAACAATCGCCACAATAAACAACTCGTGGACAATCGTCATAAGGGAATTGTTCCTGCTCTTCACAAGAACACCAACCAAACTTTTCAACTTGTGTTATATGTCTTAAGTCTGCAAGTTCGCTCCAGTACATTACATCAGTCATCATTCACCCCAGTATTTCATCACTGTGTTCATAGTTATGTGAATGTGGCAGTCACAATCCCCACCCATTGAATCCATAAACTCAAGGTGTGAGTAGTTGTCTTCAAACATTTCTTGCATAAGTTCTTCTATTGTGTACGGCTTGATTTTATTCATCGCTTGTTCTCCTGTCTTAAGTCATATTTTCTTACTCGTTCTATTCCGCGCTGATGTGCGTCATAGACCCACTCCGCAAATGCCATCACTCCAAAGAGTGAGAAGATGAGGGTGATTAGTACCAGTAGGTCAATCATTTTTTCTCCTGTCTTAAGTCGTTAGATTAGTTTGCTTCTTGTAGTGTGTCTTCTACTGCTGTAACTGCTTCTTGAAATAGGTCATAGTAATAAAGGTAAAGGTCAAGACTCATTAGGTTAATGATGTCAATCTCCCCGTCGTGTCCTATTTCTGCGTGCCCTCTGTTGTCGTACTCGCTCGGCATTACTTGCCACTCTCTCACTATCTCACTGTTGTAGATAGGAAGATAGCCGTCTATCCATTCACCTGAGCGGTCT